ATTTGCTGTTCCAGGTGTTACTACAGATGAATCATAAATTGAAACTAATGCACCAGAAGACATTGGAGGCAATTTATGAAATTCTGTTACCTGAACAAAACTTCCTATAGAAGTATTAATAGAAGCGTTATTATCTCTCGCTGTATCTAATACTATATCTCTTGGTTTATCAACTTCTACATAATTTGTAGATAGAGAAGTTATTTCATAACCATTTACATATGCTTTTCCTGGCTCTAACCCAAGTGCTAATTTAGAAGAATTTCCAACTACACCAGTAAGGGCATCAGGAGAATATACACCTCTATTATAAACTGGTAATGTTGTTTGTTCCCAAGAAAGTACAATACCTGTAGTATGGATTGGAGCAGGTTGGCCTGCGATCATCGTTTTTATAGCAGTATAAGTAATACCAGAATTAACTACAATATCTCCGGCTTCATATGCTTTACTATTTAACCAAGTTCCTCTATCGTTGTTTCTATGCTCTCTAACATCAAGTCTAAAAGGTCTTACTGTATAATTTCCTGATTCGTCATAAGTTCTTCTAGCAAATGTTTTTTCTAACTCTGAATATTGAGTATTTTTAGTATCTTTAACAATAACCCCATCAATAATTCTTCCTAGCTCAATAAAAGTTGTATCTGATTCAGTTAAATTTAAAGCTGTTAATACTAAATCAATATAATGTCTATGCGCTCCAGGTGCTGCGTAATTAAAACTACCTTGAGCATTATCTAATAAAGAATCATAGCCAATATCATCTGAAGTTTTAATAGATTCGTCTACTTTAAACCCAATTCTTTTAGTAGCAGTAACCCCATATTTTTCTAATACAACAGTTTGTTCTTCACATAAAACAAAATTACCGTCAATATAGTAAATACCTTTTTTGATAGTTGATATTGAACCTAAACCAACAGCATTTGTAGCTTCCGCGATTATACCGGTATATAAATCATCAACCGATGATATAGTTTCAGAATTTGAAAATATTTCAGTAGTATTATTGGCTGCTTTATTAGTATAGCCGACATAGAGAGTAGCTGGATCAGTTTCAGTCGCTGGTATTGCGTGAATAACTAATGCTTCTAACCCGCTAGTGGTGCTTTTTATTTTTAATCCAATTAACGTAGATACATCTGGAACATTACCTATGCTAGTCAATTTTACATAATCAATGCTAGGTTTGATATCAAATTCCCCGGGTATAACCACTGTTCCATTTTTAAAAACGTGGTTACCATGTTGTTTAATTTGATTTTGGAGAATTGTTTGAAATTGATTTAATTCTCTTGCTTGAACCGCAACAGAAGGTCTAAATAAAATTGAATAGAATTTGTTATCCTCGTCAAAGTCATTAAAATATGGTTCGGTGTTAAAATCAAGCATTTTATATTATCCTAAATTGTTTTTCTTTATTTATTTATCAGAAATTTATTACTGTTCTTAATATAGCTGGAGAACTTGTGGTGGCTATAAATGTAGAATCATTATCAATGAATAATAAATCGCCTGAATACTTGTCTACGGTAGGTGATATCACAGAGACCGCATTTAAGAATACTCCAGATGATTTAATAAACTGCATACCGGATACAGGAATACCATTATCTAAAGGTATTAATAATATATCTACGGTAGAAACTGTTACTACTCTAAACCTATATGTCACCGAATTTGAACCAACAGTTAATATATCATCCGCTAGGATTAAAGGGTTTATAATTGTACTTGCTGTTACTCTATAACAAGGAGACGCAAAGTTAGAAGTTAAATACGTTCCATCTTTATAACGAAGTGGATCTTTAATTATTCCTATCTGCCTATAATCATTAGATACAACCAATCCCTGATTAGTATTATCAGATATTTTAGAATATAACATTAAAGACCTAGATGAAAATTGTTGTATAGGGTCTTTTCCTAATCCTCCATATGGAGATACTATTGACTTAGCAATCGCTCCTGCTCCAGCGGAATCTATAATATTTATATTTGCCCAATTATAATTGGTACCTCTATTAACAAGATTTATACCTGTAACCCTACCATTTAAAACGGTAGCTGTTGCAGTTGCTCCTGTACCATCACCCGTTATGGAAACAGACGTTGTTGGAGAATAATTATATCCTTCTGAAACTATACTTATACTACAAAGAGGACCATTAACCGTAGATTCTTCAATTTGGGTTTGGTTTGAGTATGAGGTTATACCAGAATAAAACGAAGAAGATATGCTTGCTCCTGTACCAGCACCAACTACACTAAAATTAGCATATGAATATCCTGTACCAGCATTATTAACCTGAACATCTAACACCTTTCCGTCAGTGATTAAAGGTGTTAAAAAAGCATTAGTACCATCTCCCACCACTGAAATAGTCGTTTCAATTCCAAGACATTTTAATTCGGCCGTACCATTGGTATATGGTAATCCTACTACAGTTCCTAATCCAGCGTTTGAGTTTGAGGTCGTTCCTGTTCCTGTGATGATAGTAGATGATACTGCAGTATATTGATTAGTTTGATAGGTAGATCCTATAGCTCCTAAAACTCCTGTTAGTAGTGCTGATGGTATAGTACCCGCAACTATTCCTGTACCTGATAATGACATGCCTAATGAAAATGTACCTGAACCCAAGGCTGTTATAGTCATTATACCTGTTGTTACAGCTATAGAACCTGTAAACGTACTAGTTGGCATTACTATATAAACATAACCATTATAGTAATATAATTCATTTAAATTTACTAATGTGGATAATGGTACAACTTCTCCAGCGGATAAATATCCTAATCCAACATTATCAATAAATACGTTTATTATACTTCCGTTTGCTCTATAGTGATTTGGAGTAGCGGTATAAACAGGTAAATAAGATGTAGTTAAAAATTTACTACCTGCTGGAACACTTGACATATACTTCCAACAATATCCATCAGATGTTGTTAAGAAATTGCTTGATATTCCTGTCGGAGCAACAGTAGAAATTCCATTATTGTTATTATTAACACAAATATAAATATTACCTAAATTGTATACATAATAAGAAGTATTTTCCAATTTAGAAATACCACCAATACCATTAGTTATGACTGCGGTAGCAGAGGCCGCACCTGAAGAAAATGTTACTGTTGGAACTGTAGTATATCCAACACCTTTATTAATCATAGTGGTGCTAATTACTTTTTGATTATTCACCCCGGAAGAACCAACTATACAACTAGCGGTAGCTTGAGTACCAACGCAAGTTAATACGGTTGTACCATGAGCGTAATCTGTTCCTATTACTCCACCTAAAACAGAATTGCTGCTACCAGTATACCCTCCTACTTTTACAGTATATAAAAACCCATTATAATAATATTGATGATTATCTATTATTACTAATAGAGTTGGTACTATCTCTCCTATAGTAATAGTTGGAACTATTCCATATAGCGAGCCACCAGATATTAAATTTAATCCTTGAATTTCAGATGAATAATTACTATCATACTTGTCATAAGAATAACCAGATATCCAATTTATCCTAGGAATAACATAAGAAACATCAGAAGGTGTAATTTCCTTGAATGAAATAATTTCATTTCTACAATCAGTTTCATATGAAATAGAATCAATAACTTGTTCAGGAACAGGTTCAGATACCCAAGGAATCGTCTTACCAATAAAGTAATAGTATCTACCAGTTCTGGATAATATTTGTTTATAAACCCCGTCCGCGAATGAATTATGAGCTGCCGATTTTAATAATGAGTTTGACATTTTATATCCATTAGTTTATTGTAAGAGTCCAAATAATTGCCAACCCATCTGTACTTAATATAGGAACAGGACTAAATGTAGTTCTACAAACCATAGTTCCACCAGTAATACTGTTAAACATTCCGGTCTCGGTTATATTTCCGGCATAGCCTGTAAAAGATGCTGTAACTAAAATAGTATTTGTTCCAGCTAAATGCACTATTGAACTTATAGGTATTCTAGTTCCTAATAAAGAATCAATGTCTGTATTTAACAATAATGGAGTTGAAGTTCCTGTACCAAATCCAATATGAGATATAATAGAACCTTCTAAACCTGCTCCTGATAATGCTCCTGCTATCCTTGCCGCAATATGATGTTTTCCAGTTGTAACAACTAGATTGTTGACATTCCGTGTTTCTTTAATGTTACAGTCTTTATCGGTTACAATAATACCGATTTTACCAGTAACACTAATATCTTCATTTATAACCATCGTTGTTCCTTATTTATTATGCTAATACAACTAATACGTTTGAATCTTCTGTCATCAGTTGATCTGAACCTTCTGTTATCAAGTTAAAGTTATAATTTAATATAGAGGCGCTAACATCGGAAGATATATCAATATATTTATTAATTGCGTATTCGCCAAATATTTCTGTACCAGTCGTGTGTATTAAATTCTTTACAATAGATTTATACGAATCAACCAATTCGTCAATTTCTATTGCATAAGAGAATGCTTGATAATATTTACTATCTTGTATATATATAGTGTCATCTAAAAATCCATCATTAGATTTATAGTATCCTTGATATTTTGCAAACGAACCTAATTGGATGGAAAGTACCGCATAATCATTTATATCAACTACTGCCGATGAAGGAGAATTAGCGAATGAACCAGTTATACTACCTGCATATGTTCCATCCATATACAACCCAGCTCCCAAAGTAGCTGCATAATTATAAAAACTAAGAATACCTTGGTCAGTAAGTTGATCTACCGAATCTAATATTTGTGCGTTGTACGATGGACTTGTACCGTCTATTGTAAAGTAATTTTGAACTGTGGATATTTGATTTTGTATCGCTAGTATGTTTGTATTAAATGCGTTGGGATAGCCTATCCCAAAATTTATAAATTTTGCTATTTTAATGCCGCCATTATTGTCTATCGATTTAACTTGTATAACAGAACCTGTTCCAGACCCTATTATATCATACGACTGACCAATTTTAAAATTCTTTCCCGGTTTAACAACTTCTACTGTAGAAGTAGTAGCAATTATAACTCCATTAAAAATACTATTGTAATTTATCAAATCGCCAATATTAAATGTTCCAGTAAACCCACTTAAAAGGAATAGTTCATATGCTCCTGCGGTAGTAGTAGGTTCGTATCTATCAACATATACTTTAATACGTTTTAGGTTTTCTCTATCAGATGAAATAATCTCTATGGTTTTACCAACTACATCATCTGGAGCACCTACAACAACATTAACAAAAACAGAAATATCTTGTGTCCATTTTCCATCAGATACTCTGAGCATTTGATTAGAAGGATATTTTATATCAACTTCTTTGTTGTATAAC